ACGCAGTGTAACATTTCCAAAGATCTGTTTATACTCCTTGGTCGCCATTAAGTTTCTAACTTTGCTACCGAACCTTGATGCAAGTTCTGCGTTGTGTGATACCTGCATAATTTTTTTCTTTGGATACTTTCCAATATACCAAGCAGGAAATAAATAAGATGCAAATTCAGATTTAGTATGTCTAGGAGGCATGTTAATGATGAGCCTCTTAGCATCACCATCAGCTATTTCATGAAAAGACTCAGCAATGATTTCATGATGTCCTTTACCTAATTCTTTTGAATCTTTACGATAAATAAAATCTTCCCAAACATTCTCAACGAATACTAAAAAATTATCTTGGCATAATTTTATATATTCTAATTGTTTTTTAAGAATTAAATCTTTGAGTTCTTCTTCGGTTAAATGCTCAATATTCATAAAATTTTATATACCCCCAGGGGCTAGGGGACCCATAAAAAACAAAGGGTCCTTTTTTACAATAGACTAATATAAAAACACTTTCAACTATTTCCATACCGTTTGAAAATTGATTACATGGATGTATATTGCTTTGTAAAGCCCGACCCTCAAAAACCACGCCCAGCAAAACGCAACGTTGATTGTAGTTTTTATAAATCTAGTTTGTTGGAAAGTATGAGCCTTGCATACGCAAGACGTAGAACGTGGGCGATAGTATCGCCCACGTTATTAGATGTTATTCAGTAGTTGTTAGGGTATTCACTAACGTAGAAAATTTACTCAAGATGTTGTTTTTAAACTCATCAACAACAGGGTTGCCATTGTTCTCAAGTATGTGCTTCTCACACTCACCCATTAACAACTGAAACATAATTTCATAATTCAGTTGTCGCTTACCCTCTTTGCTGACAACCATGTCAGCAAGTTGAGTAGGTTTGTTGTCATTGACACGTTGAGCAAGTACTTGGGCAATAGATACTAATTCATTATTCGGCATCAGCACCCCCAATCGCCTTAAACTCATTGTACTTAATTTCAGTACAATACTTATAGTATAAGTCATTGTGTTGCTCTTTAAAAAGTTTGGTTTCAAACTTTTGTCGCTTTCTTGGTACTCGTTGCAATCCATAACTAACACCATTCTCATCTTGACCGATTAGCATTACTGCACCTGTCTTTTCAAATGTGTTATTTACGTTCTGCATTAACGTGTCTATTTCTTTTAAGGCACGTCTAACTGTTAGCTTCAATTTAGCAACTGCAACTATATCTCTTTTTTCTAGTTGGTTTGCTTTTTTTTGTGCTTTTGTCATTTTACCTCTTTGTTAAATTTACAATCTTATGATTGCAACATCTGTATATATCCCATTCAATCTTATTACAAGATAATATTTACATCAGTTTAACTTTTTTTTATTTATCTTTTTTTCAAGATGTTTAGCAAAATCACTAAAAGCATTTGTTTCCTTATCTGTTGTAATTGTTATATTCGGCTCAACCTCAAGATTAACCAATCCCCCAAACAGCTCACGCAACTGCCTGACAAATTCCTGCTGTGCGTCAGTACCAGATTTAATCTTGTCGGAACGAGACGAGGCACGAGACGAGGCGAGATTACTCGCCTCGTTTTTAATTTTCTTTACCATGAACAATCGTAGGCAATCTTTCTGCCCTCTTGTAATTGTTTCTTGCACCACTCAATGAAGTCTCTATCCTGTGCCTTGTACTCTTGCACGGCTTCATCTTGCCATTGGTGTCCCCAGAAAAAACCATCTTCAGCTTTACAATCTGCATAGCCTTTCTGGTATTGTTCTTCTAGTCTCTTGACCACATCTTCAGTAATCTCAACTCCACCTTGTCCACCATTAAACCCTAGCGACTGAATAAAAGAGTTGTGTTCGGCATTTGGTTTTTGTCTATCAAATTCATACGCAAAGAACTGTTGTAGCTTTGCGTGTTTTCTCCAATAGAACTCATCATGCACCTCGCCATTACTGTCACGAAGTCCTGCGTATTGGTCTAGTCCCATATCTTTCTCCTTTGTTATTTGGTTAGACTTCTCCCTCTTATCAAATCCCAGAACGACACGCAAGAACTTTTTTTATTTTATTTTTCATTTCAGTCCTGCACCCCCTGAACTTTAGGCAAGACCATTTGCCTATCGTTGTTTGTCAAACGAGGCTTCGCTGAGTCCTGCACGCCGTCCAGCTCCTTTTCCATCTCCAGCGGGACCAGTTCTTCTTCTAACGAGAACGAGCTTCTAGAGTAGTCCAACAAACGATAGGATCAGGACGCCCGTGATGCCCAGCACCCAACTCGGCCAGAGCATCATCGAAACTATGTACAAAGCGAGAAAGCTCAAGAGTCATCTCCTTCCTGCAGCTCCTGAGCGCGAACTTCTACAGCCCACCAAACTAAATCATTTACCAATTGGGTCAGCGAGCCGGGATCCTTGGAAATGTGTTGCAGAAATTCTCCCTTCTTCAGGCCGTGCTGGTCAGCGTGCTCTGCTAGCATGTCCCAGATCTCCTCCTGATGGTGATCATGAAACGCAATTGTTTCTGAGTAATACGTAATACCAGCGACACCTCCTGAGCAGCCGTGCTTAGCAATGTCTGAGATAAGACCCAGCTCTTGGTCTTCATATGCGCGCAGGCATTCGGTGATGCTTGGCATCAGAAACCATTCCTTCAGTTCATCAGTCATCCTTCACCTCCTCTAGGTCATCCTCATCGATTCCTTCGCAGAAGGAAGAGTGATCCCCGGTGTACTCATAAATTTTTCCATCGATAGACTCGCCACTTTCATCTACCTTTTGAAACGTCAAAGAGTGAACTTGTAGTCCGTAAAATTTTTTTACCATGATATGACTCCTGTCCAAGTTAAAGTTAACAACGCCACCATCATAAAGGTGGCTTCAGGCATATAGTTTTTCATTTGCTCTCCTATGTTAGTGCGCATCAAGATAGGCCTACAAGATGCGCACAAGTTTCCAGTATTTAAGCTTGACTCCTAGAATTCATTGAGTCAGTGCGGGATTGCTGTATCACCCTGCGGGATGGCTAAGTCTTTTAAGTGCACTTCCCCGTCCGCAGACCTTACATAAGACCTCATGGGATAAATGTCAAGAGGAATTTTTTATCTTTTCCAAAAAATATTTTCTTCGGTGTTCGGGAACTTCTTGTACCATTTCCTGCACCAGCTGCTGCAGTCCTGAATTCTTACGCTGCAGGTCGTCCAGCTTTTTGTTATACGAACGAGATTTGTTCTGACTTCGAACGAGATCGAGGGCTTCAAAATCTACTGCCATGTGTTTCTCCTTTTCCTGTCACCACCATTACCCATTCGGTGTCCTTTGTCAAATAGAAATTCATCAGCGTCCTGATCCCAGCTCCAGAGTATCCTGAGCTGCAGGGGGGTTCGTCTTGTTCTTCCGAGAACGAGAACGAGGTGCCTGTCAAACGAGAACTGAGCTGGTGATCCCGTCACCAGGCTACATTAACAAAGAGGGAAAATGTAGCCAGGAAACGAGAACGAGGTTAACAGCACGGTCCTGCCATTCGTAAAGTATTAACGGTTACCTGACCGTTGTCAAGTAAACGAGAACGAGCTTCACTCTGCTCCCGCAGGAGAAGGTTCACCATCTCTTCCTGGATCCGTGGCCATTGTCCTGTAACGAGAAACGAGGCTTCGGGGATCAGTGAACGAGGATCAGTGAAACTGGACACTGGTCTGTACAGTTTGATACGTCTCTTCGAGACGGGGTTATCCAAGTTCTCATGCAGTATAAATACAACACCACCAGCTTTAATATATCGGTTAATCCAAACTACTTGCCACTTATTTAATTTAGGAAACTTAGAATTATCTGATTTAAGTTCTATCCAAAATACACCCGATTTGTGAACACCATGTATATCAGGAATACCGTTAATTGTGCTAGATTCTATGCGAGTTAAAAAACAATCTACTAAACCCTTTTTTACTTTTTGCCATAGCAAACTTTCGTTATTTTTATTTGACATTTATTAACTTAACTTTTTAATTTCTTTAATAACAGAATTTGGAATTATTGTAGTGTTGCCAATCGTTTCAATGTCCTTACCATTATCTGCAAATGAATAGTCACCGAACAATCTAGTCACTCCTTTCGACTGACTCAGGAGATGCCCCTTGGTGATGCAGGTAGCTAATTTAGATTTTTGTAGTGCTTCAAACGAAGTCCACGAGCTGTCAGAAACAATATCAAACCATTCTACTGAAACCATAGGATATTTATCAATCTCTAACTTTACTTTTTTAGGTGCTGCTATCTTTTTTCTCATCTACAATTACCTCTACAGTTCCAACTGATGTTAACATTGGATTATGTTTAGCGTTAAATAAAACTAAAAACTCAGACCAACTACTGTTCTTCAACATCTGAGACTTGAGCTTCAATTGTCTTGGCGTTGTATCCTTCAATCTTGTTGGATAACTCTTCCAATTTCTTTTCAAGTTCTTCACGCGACATACCCTCCAAACCACTAACTCTAACTTCTTTACGATCTACATAAGCACCTGCTAATTGTCCTGATCTATATTCAGCATTGATAGCTGCTGCATATTGTTTATCGTCTTCCGCTTTGTTAGCAATTCTTTCTAATCGTTTATATCGTCTGAGATTATCGCTTTCGTATTTTTTAACTTCTTGTTCAAATCTTTGATCATAATATTTTGCAACATGAGGATTTATTTTTCTATTTAATAATTGTGATGCAGAGGATTTAGCTGTGTTATCATTCTTAGCTTGAAACCCTGCTTTTAAATAAGCTTCATGTTGAGTGATATTACCATGTTCCTGCACCATTATCTCCACAAACATTCTTTGTTTCGGAGTTAACTCGTGAACAGTTTTTAACTCGTTGCGTTTCATTACTTTTGTTTTCGAATATACTGTTGTAGTTTCATTTTATCTTTTTTATCAGATGAATGAAGTTGTAATGCTCTAGCATAATCTGTTTTTGCAGATGTTCTAGATTTAAGTGGTTGTGATTTTGTAAGGTCTGTAATTGTTTTACCAGACATTTTAAAATATTTTTTAGCAGCAGCTTTAATACCTTTAGTAATTAAACCACCAAACATCATTTTTTTGTACATTATATAAATCTTCCTTTCGTTGCTTTTATAACACCACCAAGTTTTTTTCTACCAAATTTTTGAGAAATAAACTTTCTTACTGATTGTGATATAGCTTCTTGATTTGCCTTACGTTGTTCTTTTGTCATCATTGGTATTTGCATAGATTTACCTTTTTTATCAGATGCATAGGCTTTACCAAATATTTGAGGTCTTGGACCACCTTTTGGTAAGCTTTTAGTTTTTGGAGCTTTTTCATAAGCTGTCTTATCCATGAATTTAGTCGATCTTATTCTTCTTTTAATATCTGATTTAACCAAATCATATGGCACAACTGGAGTTCCAAGTTTTTTTGCTTGCCTAACTTCACCCTTATATTTTTTATAAGCTTTTTTGAAGGCAGTTTTAGCAGTGTTGAATATCAACTTCTTAATCATAATTTCTATTATATAGATTTTTCAAAGTAATTGTAAGTTCCCAAAAAACTTTCGATAGCGTTCCCGCAAGACATGGTATAGTGGTGTATCCCAGATACACCATAGA